CACCGATGGCGATGGGGCGGTGGCGTTTGTTGCTGTCCCAAGCCGCCATTGTCGGGTAAAAGTTCTTGTCGATGACCCGGTTCAGGTTCCGCGTTACGACTCGAGCAACCTCTTGAAGTTTGTCAAAGTCGAACTCACCGTCCTTCACGAACGTCGGGAGGCACAGCGACGCCAGATTGCATACGGCCGTCTCATGACGACTAGAAACCTCCATGATTTCAGTGCACAAATTGCTCGACTTGATCGTTCCAATATTCTTCTGGTTTGATTTTTCATTCACGGAGTCCTTGTAGCACATGTAAGGTGTGCCCGTCTCAATCTGTGAACGCAGGATCGAATCCCACACGGTCCGGGCTTTGACGACTCGCTTGAACCTCCCCTGTGCTACATATGTCCGGTACAGCTCGTTGAACGCCTCACCGTATACGTCGGTCAGCATCGGGCACTCGTTAGGGCACATCAGGTGCCAGTCCTCGTCAGCCTCTACCTTCTTCATGAATAGGTCCGGGATCCAGAGCGCCGTGAACAGGTCGCGGCACCGCGCCTCCTCGTCACCTTGATTTAGACGCAAATCAAGAAACTCCATGACATCTGCGTGCCATGGCTCGAGGTAGAAGGCGAATGATCCCTTGCGCTTCCCGCCACCCTGGTTGATGTAGCGGGCCGTATTGTTGAAGACGCGCAGCATGGGGATGATGCCGTCCGACTTGCCCTTGGTTCCTACGATTTCGGAGCCGTTGGCGCGGATGTTGCTGCAGTGGACACCGATGCCACCTGACCACTTGGAGATGTGTGCGCACTCCTTGAGCGTCTCGAAAATACCCTCTACGCTATCATCCTTCATTGCAACCAGGAAGCAGCTGGACATCTGAGGATTAGGCGTGCCGGCGTTGAAGAGTGTAGGAGTGGCGTGCGTGAAGAACTTCTGGCTCATGAGCCCGTAAGTCTCCTTGACACGCGGGGCGTCATCCCCGTGGATTCCTAGGGCGACGCGCATGAACATGTACTGGGGCGTTTCTCCCGGGAACAGGTATCCCTTCTGAAGAGTCTTGATTCCGAAATATCCGAAGGAGTAATCACGGGCGTGATCAATGTCTGAATCGAGACTGAGTGTCAGACACTTCATGAATTCATCACTCAGGTACCCCTTGGTGTGAAGAGATACCGCACAATCTGAAAAACACGTGGGGCTCGTCTTGTGCATGTCACTGACGACGATGCGAGTCGCCAATGTTTCGTAATCGGGATTCTCGGTCATGAGATCGATTGAAACGTCGGCGCTCAGCGAGTCAATTTCACTTGTGTTAATCCCGTCGTACATGTTCGTGAAGACCTTCTGGGCCACGCGATCGGGCTGGACGTTGATCTTCGGTCCGTGTGGGCCCGCCTCGCACAACTTGCTGATGCGGGCCGTCACCTTGTCGAACAGCATGGGCGCCTCTTCCCCGTTTCTCTTGATGACCTTCATTGAAGTTTATGCGTCTTATTTTTTTATCCCTCCATAGTAGACATCGATGGCGAGCAAATTGCAGCCCAGTCCCTTGACCGATGCGTACTTTTCTGAATTCAACCGAGGTCTTTTGCAGAGATCCATGCAGGGGGAAATCAAGGCCCGCACCGGATACGCCATCGACACGCAGAATGACGCCGATCTCCAGGCACTCATGCGTCGCGTCTACGTGAACATGGTTGTTGACCCGTTTACCGACGTGCGCGGGCAGATTGACCGGATGAACGCAGCAGTCGTGCGCGAGGCGATAGGCACAATAACCACTGGAGTTCTTCAGCACGTCGTTTACCTGCGCGACATTGCAAGCAATCCAGTGCCTCTCGCACCACCCCGCAACACGAGCACTTATGGTATGAAACTACCGTATAACTTTAAGATTGGGGGTTAGTAAATGAGACCGCTCGATGACATCCTCATCGGTTTTTTCATTTTCTTCGCAATCGATCGTCTCGTGCGTTTGTTCAGCAATACAGTGGTTGCTAGCCATCTACGGTCGCGCGGTTTCAGTGCGGAATCGGTGGAGAATTGGAAAACTGGCGTAGAGGCGGTGATTTTGGGCACAGGTGTGATTTTGGTCTGGCGGTACAGACACACATTGAACCGCTTAAACAAGATGTGAGCTGTCTACACAAGATGAATCAGTTTCGTGACGAGACTATGCAAATTTGCCGCCACAAGGGATGGGACAAGGCGCCGGTCCAGACGGTCTGGCTCCTATTCACAGAGGAGGTGGGTGAATTGGCATCGGCCATTCGGCAGTATCAGCGCGCCTACCGCAAGTGCGGGCTCAAGAAGGACAAGGGGACGGACGTTCTAACAGAAATGGGGGATGTATTCAGTTATTTATTTCAACTCGCATCAATGCTCAATGTGGACCTTGATCAGATGTGGACCGTTCACCGCGAAAAGGTCCAGCACAAGGTGTATAAGGAGAAAAATGTATGCACCTACTAATAATGGCAACAGCATGGATGATAAATGATGACCTTGCCATTAATAAGTTCAATCCTTACACGTGGTCCGGGACGTATGGTATCCCGACGGATGGCTCTAAATGGAAGAGCGACGGCACCTATACAGTCGACATAGACGAGCGCCCGACTGTATACACGGATTCCAACGCAGATACAAAGGACTTTAACCCTTTGTCACTCATGCGTTCAGGTCCGTTGTATTTTAAAGAGATGCCCGGACAAGCTGCGGCACCGTTTAACGGTTTCCCTGCACGCAAGTACGAGTTTGACAATGGTACGGTGACGTGGAACCGTCCAGACCTTGCACGCGGTCAAGGGGATTACGCATTCCAGGCCCCGCGTGCAAAGACGTGGGACCTGTGGGTCGTTCTGGCAATTCTCATTATTGCCGGCATAGTATATTCACGTCGTTAGATGCTAGCGATTCGCGGCGCCACAACCTTTACGAGTTTTTTCGCCAACTCTTCTTTTTCAGTCTGAGCACGTTTATCCAGCCCGGGACAGTAATGCGTCTCGAGCTGAATACACCTCGCACAAAAATTCCCCGCACATCCCTTGCATTCCAGGAATTTGGGACGGTGAGGGCACTTCCACCCGAGGCTTGGTGCAGACTTCATCTGGCTGTACCTGACAGACGGGAGCGTCTGGCTCAACCTCACACAACCCATTTTCCCTTGCATTCAAAACGCCGTCCCAAAATTTCTGCATGGTCACGAGATGCGTCGCAAACCATTCACGGTCGCGCTTTACACGAGTCACCATGAAAATTTCGGGAATAATCACCGTCACCTGATCAGGGGGCGCGCCGTTTTCCGTCCGCGGTCCAAACGGCACAACGAGCTTGGTCGTCGCCGGGCGATATTGGATAAAGTCACAATCCTCAAAATCAATAATTTCTAAAAGAAGTTGAATTTGCGGAAGGTAATGTTTTGGCACCTTGTCTTCAATCTTACGCGTCAGAGGGCACTTTATCTCGATCAAAATCCCATCCTCTGTGATTCCATCTGCGGACCCACCGAGGAATGGATACTTGGGGTGTTGCACGAGTCCAATCTCGTGTGATTTCTTGCCGTGGCGCTCGTCATAAATATCACGAGCGACGGGTTCCAGGAGAGTCCCGTGCGCAGTGGCTGCGTTACCGGCCCATGCCGTCTTGAGCACCTTTTTGCGCAGGAGATCATCGGGCCTCTCATAGTGATTGTGACCAATGGCGCTCGCCACGTCACTGGCTGTGAGCATCGTCTCGCGGAGCGCCAGCCACTCGGGACTGCGCTGGTCCGCATACGTTCGCCCCAGTAATTCGATCACCTTGGGGTCCATTCTTTTTGAAACGTTGATCAGTCTTAAGTAATAGTTGTGCTGCGTTCTGTTCCGCCTGTTTCTTGGTACTGGCGAACCCACAACCTAAATCCTGGCCGTCCACGATGACAGTCACCATGAAAGTGCCGTCCCTGTGCGCATCGACCCGATAATCCGGCAATGCGAGTTTTTCCGCCTGACACCACCGCATCAGTTGATCTTTGTAGTTATCATCAATGAGATTCGTCTCGACCTTTTCAAAAGATTCAAGAATGAAACGCTTTGCGTGAACCATCCCGAGATCAAGATAGACGGCACCTATGAAAGCTTCGAAAACATCTTCG